GTAAAGCCTTGAGTATTATGATCTCGTGAGAGACCAACACCTTCGGCCCAATGCTCCGGATTGTAGAAAGCATCTGTCATCACTTCTGAACGGTTCCTTTTAAAGAATCGCCATCGGATTGGTAGCATCTCGAGAATTGAAACTCTGAATTCCTCGAAGTATGCCGCCGTTATGTCAGTGCGGTAAGTTAAGTTAAAAAACTTGATCAAATCGGTTAAATGTTTCACCTCAAAGTCAAGTTTGACGGGTCTTACGTTCGTTCCTTGGTAGTAATCAGCGCCACACGACTCTCTAAACGGTCCAGAAGTAAAGGACTTATCAAGATTCGTTTGGAACCCACAATAACGTAACAACTTCACCATGGCATCTGATAACTCAGACTCAATAATGATGTCATCTCCGTAGATATGCGTCGAATTACCAACATCGCTTCCTGTCGCTTTCGCTAGGGCAGTAAATATCAGTGTTTCCAACGGAAAACAAAACGCATTTCCCTGATTGCAGAATTTGCTGAACGGTTGTTCTACACCGTCAAGCAGATATGACTTGCATCTCGTATTATTGAGAAGGTCATACCAATCAGGTGGCAAAAGAAACTTCACTAACTCGGTTGCTATGCTATCGCTAGCATTGCTTAAATCGAGCGTCGCGAACTTGCCAGAAATGCTCGCTTGGTAGGCGAGCTCTTGGTTAATGTCCTGCCTAGTTAGATCTATACCAACACGTTTGAGTTTCTCATTCATGACGGTCATGATTCCATACTGGACAAATACATTGCCAAAAGGTTCTACTGCAATGGTTCTGTGAACCGCCGCAGTTTTTGGGACAAAGGCTATTTTGTTGCAGTTAACCACTGTAATCTTGTCGCTTAGTATTTCACTCACCCTCTCAAAGGTGAATGGATACACTCCCTCTATGGCGCATAACGCGTCACTCAGTTGTGCATTTTTAAATACGGCTGCACGGAAATAGTGATACGCACCCGGAGTCACGCACCAGACATTGGCATCGACCATCTTTCGCAAGACGGTCGTATCCATTGCCCTTCCGCGTAATCCAAAGTTTGTACCAGGTGTAAAGTCACAATTTTCGAGAATACGGTTTGTGTCGGGGCTATCACCAAGGACGTAGCGGATAAAATCCCGCGCGGTTTCTAGATGACGCTTTGACTGACCAGACCACACGCGACTCGTTTTTCTGAGTCCGCGTTCGATCTCCCAAATTGCTTGGAATTTCCTATTGATAGTGCGGCATTTCTCTTCTGTTTTAAGGAAGATTTGCTTCGCCTTCTCCTTCGGATCTCCGTAGGCAACTTTGTGAGGATATTTCTTAATTATGGCGTTCCATTGGGCCGACTTGTAACAGCTCGGCACATCCCCGTACGTCTGAGGGGAAAGTTGGTCCATTGGATGAATTTCGTCATCAAATGTAACACCTGAATTAACAGCGCAGTATTCAACCAGTTTCCGAT